CCCAAGCAGCAAGACAACGGCGTTCGCCAGCAAATCCCGCCAAGCTCAGAGAATCGCATTCCGATTGCATACGGCGAAGCGTGGATGGGCGGCACGTTTGTCGATGCCGTGCTGTCCACTGACAACCAAGCGATGTACTACGTCTTGGCTATCAGTCACATTTCGCCAAACGGCCAGATCGCGTTTGACACAACGCAGTTTTACTACGGCGACCGACTGATTACGTTTGCCCCCGGCACTAATCGCGTTGCTTCGCTTACTGATGGCGCTGGCAATGTAGACACCAAGATCAACAACTATCTGTATTTCAATCTCTACACATCGACAGATGCTGGAGTCATCACAACCGTGATGGGGTCTGCGCCTAACGTGGCGATGGGCGGCTCTGACATTGCTGCTGGGCTGCGCTGGCCTGCGTCTGGTCGGCAAATGAACGGTCTGGCGTTCGCAATTGTTTATTTGAAGTACAACACTGATGCTGGCACAACCGGCCTTCAGCCAATCACATTCAAGATCAATCATTCGCTTAACGGCACCGGCGTGGCGAAGCCGGGTTCTGTGCTGCGCGACTATCTGGTCAGCACTGTTTATGGCGGCGCAATTCCACTTGCAAATGTCGATACGACTGCTTGCGCTGATCTTGATACTTACTCGGATCAGACCATCACCTACACGCCAAGCGGCGGCGGCTCGGCAACTCAAGCGCGTTATCGCATCAACGGTGTTTTGGATGCGGGTGAAACCGTACTCAACAACATTGATCACATCCTGACCGCTTGCGACTCTTGGCTTTCTTATCAAGCCGAAACGGGCCAGTGGTCGCCGGTCATCAACAAAGCCGAGTCTTCGTCATTCAGCTTTGATGACTCCAACATCATTGGCGAAATTCGCGTCAGCGCGGTTGATTTGACGCAATCGGTCAATCAGATTGAGGCGTCATTCCCGTGGAAGGGCAACAAGGACAAGCCCAGCACCGTGTTCCTACAAACACCGTCTGGCTTGCTTTATCCCAATGAGCCGGTCAACAAGTACACCACCAACTTCTCAATGCTGAATGACTCGGTTCAGGCAACATACATTGCCAATCGAGTGCTTGAGCAGGCCCGTGAAGACCTGATTGTTTCGTTCAACACTGCATACACAGGCATTCAGGTGAACGCGGGTGATGTGGTGAGCGTGACCAATTCAGCCTATGGCTGGACCAATAAGCTGTTCCGCGTATTCAAGGTCAACGAAACTAGCTTGCCCGATGGCAACCTTGGTGCGCGGATTGAGATGAATGAGTACAACGCTCAGGTCTACGACGATTTCGGCATCACACAGTTCACGCCAACGCCCAATTCTGATCTGCAATCGGGCTACTACTTTCCTGCTCTGTCGGCTCCTACATTTAGTGACCAGTCTCCAAGCACTTCACCTCCGACCTTTAGCGTTACTTGCCAACTTCCCTCCACGGTTCGCGTGACGGGAGTAAGTTTGTTTTACACCACTACGGCAACCCCAGCGCAGTCTGATTGGCGCATTTGGGCTACGCAGATTGCGCCCGACAACAATGCCTTTGCACCGGCTGCGGCAATTAAGTTCACCAACGTGACTATCGGCGCGGGTACATACTACTTCGCGTTTTTGGTCAACAACGAAATTTCCACTTCGTCGCTGTCCACGCTTTCATCGTCAATTTCTTGGACTCCTGTAACTCCTTCGGGTCCACCCGGTGCTGACGGCACATCTTCACGCATCTGTTTTGCGCGGGTGGCTGGCAATCCATCGCCTGTATCTGGAAGCGTTGTCACAGTTGGGAATTCTTCATATCCATCAAGCGCACAGTCTTTAACGGTATGGGGATTTGCGGCGACATGGGGCGCTTCTGACCCGAACCCGAGCAGTACAAATTCCTTATATCAATCAGACGGCACTTACGACCCGGCAACAACCCTTACCACTTGGACAACACCTTACATCTCAAGCCTAAAGGTTGGGCAGCTTTCCGCAATCACTACCAACACCGGCACGCTCACGATTGATTCGACGGGCTACCTGCGAGGCGGCCAGACCGACTACAACACGGGCACGGGCTTTTTCCTTGGCTACAGCGGTTCGGCTTACAAGTTCTCAATCGGCTCATCTACACAGTCCTTACTTTGGGACGGAACTTCGCTCACGCTTACGGGCAACTTGTACGCGGTAGGTACTGCAAAGATTGATGGCACAGCTTTCAACAGCGGAGTTGGCTACACCATTGCGGCAGATTGCAACAACACCGGCAATGCTGACATCGGAGTTTTAGGCTTTACCAATAACTCAGGCGGCTTTGGCGTTGTTGGATACACCGACACAGGAACTTCATTTGCCGGGGTACAAGGATCGTCTAGCGTTTCGGGCGCTTATGGACTTGTCGCCAACAACACTGGAGGCGGCACGGCTCTATATGTCAGCGGAAGAATGCAGATCACCAACAATACTTTGGTGACGAACTTGAATGCTGACATGGTGGATGGTGTCAATATCACGGGTATCGTGGCATCAGGCACTCAAATCGGAACGTATAACGGTGGCACAAAGCCCGGTTCTTCGGGAACCACTAATCAGTGGTTGGCAATCGTTATCGCAGGCACAACCTATTACATCCCGGTGTGGCAATGAGAACAATCACAATCCCGACTCAGACGGTATCTGAGGCAATCCAATCTTATGATCACTTTGTCGGCTTTAAGGTCAACATTGTGGTGGGAGTGGGGCAAGAGGTTGACGGACAATTTGCTTACACGATCCCGCAACAATTTCAGTCTTACGTCATTCAGAATCAAGCGGCAGTCACTGATGCTCAAGGCAATGTGCTTCGTGCCGCGATCACTGATTACAATGATTTGATGAACCAATATCCTGACGGCAACTTTGGCACCGAAGACCTTTGGCCGTACATTGACCGCATCAGGAATCGTTCATAAAATCGAGCAAGACAAGACACACTTCGTAGCCCTGCGAGTCAGCGGGGAGCGTCACAACCCGAGTTAGGGGAAACCATGAGTGTCAATGCGCTTCCCCGCGTAGGGAAGCAATATGCCCAAGTTCAATAAGAACGTCATCACGCAAGTCAGCGGGTTCGACAATGCCCTGCTGTCGGGTGAGTTGGTCTGGAACCAAAAGACTTATTGGAACCTTCAGCTTAAAAATTGCGGCACCATCGTTGATCTGACGGGCGCCACGATTGCTGCGTCTATCGTTCGACGAACGGTGACCAACCTGATAGACACCCGCAACGGGCTGTCTTTTGATGTGGGGGACTACACCCCAACGCCAACGCCGGTCAACCTGACGATCACCAATTTCGTCCCGGCTAACGGCTCGTTCACGCTTGTGATTGATGACTCTACTTGGAGTCTGATCAACAGCGATCCTGAACTTTCAATCAACGCCAACGACCCCGTGGCCTTCACGGGTCGCATCAAGATTTCCATTCCGGTGCAGGGCACAAACCCGGCTCAGGATTGGGTCATCTTCCTTTTCTTCCTCGTGCGCTCCGATGGAGTGATTAAGGTCTGATCATGCAAGTCTTTGTCGAAAATCCCAACACCATCGTCATTGATGTCGATCAGGGCCGTCAGGGTCGCGGCATTTCAAACATCACTTACACCGAGGTAAGTGGTCAATACTTCCTCATCGTCACCTACACCGATGGGACGACCGAAACGCTCGGGCCTTTGGTGGTCACGGGCGGCGCGGCTTTCCTGTTGGGTGGCACGACCGGCGCACTTCCCTATCAAAGCGCACCGAATACCACGACCTTCTTACCTCTCGGCACGTCCAATCAGGTGGTGGTGGCAGGCGCTTCTGCCCCGCAGTACACCTCGAACCTCACCGGCCTGACGGTCAATAACACGCCTGTTGGAAACACGACTCCATCAACGGGCGCATTCACCAACTTGTCAGCCTCGGGCACGTTTGCCCTGACCGGCGACCAAGTGCAGATTTCCGAAGGCGGCACCGGGCAGACCACGGCCAATGCAGCCTTTAACGCTCTTGCTCCCTCGCAAACCGGTAACGCAGGCAAGTACCTCAAGACGGACGGCACGAATTCCGCGTGGGATCAACTCGACATCTCGACTGCCGACATCACCGGCACGCTGCCGATTGCTAACGGCGGCACGGGTCAAACCACGGCCAACTCTGCGCTCAATGCGCTGCTGCCTACGCAGGTGGCTCAGTCGGGCAAGTACCTGAAGACCGATGGCACGAATGCTTCTTGGGATCAGCTTGACATCTCTACGGCTGACATCACGGGTGTTCTTCCTGTTGCAAACGGTGGCACTGGTGCGTCTACTGCACCCGGCGCACGGGCTAACCTGAGTGCTGCGGTTCTTGGAACTAACAACGACATCACTTCGATGACCGGGGTGACGGGCGGCATTAGCTCGCCTGACTTCGTGCAGTTCGACACGACCGCTGCCGCGACAAATGCTGTCGGCAAAGTCTACTGGGACGCAGCGCAGGGCACGCTTGATGTTGGCCTGCTTGGTGGCAACGTCATCACGCGCATTGGTCAAACCCTTGTGGCGTTTGTGACCAACGCCGAAGCGACCACGATCACCAAGGGTCAGGTGGTCTATCTGTTCGGCGCTCAAGGCGACCGGGCAACCGTCAAACTCGCCTACAACACCTCTGACGCGACTTCTGCCAAGACGTTTGGCGTGGTGGCTGAAAACATCGGGCCTAACCAAACCGGCTTTGTGATGTGTCAGGGTGTGCTTGAGGGCTTGAACCTCGGCGCATTTACCGCAGGCGACACCCTGTACCTCGGCGCTACCCCCGGCTCACTCACGGCCACGAAGCCTGCCGCACCAAATCACCTTGTATATGTGGGCCTTGTCGAGCGTGCGAACCCCGGTAACGGGCAACTCTACGTCAAGGTGCAGAATGGCTATGAGCTAGACGAAATCCATGACGTACAGATCATCACGCCCCAAAACGGGCAGACACTGATCTATGACGCGACCACCTCGCTTTGGAAGAATGCCAACCTGACCGCAGGATCGGGCATCAGCGTCACGAATGGCGCTGCGTCGATCACTGTGTCTAACACGGGTGTGCTGTCGTTTAGCGGCGGCACGACCGGCCTTACCCCGGCCACCTCGACCACGGGTGTTGTAACCCTTGGCGGCACGCTGAATGTGGCAAACGGCGGCACGGGTGCCACGACTGCCTCGGGCGCTCGCACTAACCTTGGGTTGGGAACGATCTCAACTCAAGACGCCAACAGCGTCACCATTACTGGTGGCTCAATCAACAACACCACTGTCGGTGCGTCTACTCCCTCGACGGGCGCATTCACTTCGGTGGCGATGACCTCGGGCACGGTCAGCACAACTCCCGCAAGCGCAACCGACATCGCAAATAAGCAATACGTCGACACGCTTGTTTCGAGTGGCATCACCTACCACGCCCCGGTCAAATACGAAGTGCCCAGTACCACGGGCAATCTGAACGCCACATATAACAACGGAACCGCCGGAGTCGGCGCGACCCTGACGAATGCCGGTACTCTCGCAGCATTCACACCTGATGGGGTGGTGGCGCAGGCGGGTGATCGCATCCTGATCTACAACCAAACCAACGCAGCACAAAACGGTGTTTACGTTGTCACCACGGTTGGAAGCGGATCGGTTGCATGGGTGCTGACTCGCGCTTCTGACGCAGACACCTACGCGCTCAAGAGTCCCAACAGTCTTGGCGAAGGCGACGCCTTCTTCATCCAAAGCGGCAACACGGGCGCAGGCGAAACCTACGTTTGCAACACGCAAGGCACGATCACATTCGGCACGACGCCGATCACCTTCGTGCAAGTCTCTGCCTCGCAGGTCTACAGCGCAGGCACGGGCCTGACGCTCTCGGGCACGCAGTTCTCCATCACCAACACCGCAGTCACGCCCAACAGCTACGGTTCGGCCTCGGCGGTCGGTACGTTCACCGTTAATCAACAGGGCCAACTGACGCTTGCGGCGACCACGCCGATTGCCATCGCAAACACTCAGGTGTCGGGTTTGGGCACCATGTCCACCCAAAACGCCAACAGCGTGGCGATCACGGGCGGCAGCATTGACGGCACGATTATCGGCGGCACGACTCGCGCAGCGGGATTGTTCACCACGCTCACGCTCACGAACGCTCTTGGCATCGCCAACGGCGGCACGGGGCAAACAACGGCTAACGCAGCATTCAACGCCCTTGCGCCTTCTCAGACGGGCAACGCCGGGAAGTATCTGACCACTGACGGCACGAATACTTCGTGGGCGACGAACCCGCTAGGCACGGTGACTTCGGTGGATGTGTCGGGCGGCACCACGGGCCTGACCACTAGCGGTGGGCCGATCACCTCTAGCGGCACCATCACGCTTGGGGGAACGCTTGCCACCACCAACGGCGGCACGGGGCTGACATCCTTCACGGCTAACCGGGTCTTTTATTCTTCTAGCACTTCGGCTATCGGCTCAAGCGCGAACCTGACGTTTGACGGCACGACCCTCACGGCCAATGCTCTGACGACGACTTCCACGGTCACGATCAACGGAGGAACCGCCAACGGAGTGGCCTATCTCGACGGCAGCAAGGTGCTGACCACGGGGAGTGCGCTGACGTTTAACGGGACGACATTTACCCAGACAGCAGCCGCACCAGTATTTAGCATTACGGAAAGCACAAGCGGAAACTTTAACCGCATAAACATTAGTCAGAGTGGCACTGAGAGCCGTTACAACAGCACGTTTACTAGCGGATCAGGACAGCACGTTTGGCAAATCGGCAACGCCGAACAAATGCGCCTGACCTCTATCGGGTTGGGCATTGGGACGAGTTCGCCGGTCAATCGACAGTCAATTCAGACAGCCTCAACAGCGGGTATTGCAATCGCCCTGAACCTTAACAATCCGCGCAATTACGGCGCCGGAACAGGTCTTGCGGGCGCAGGCATTCGGTTCAACAGATCGCCAAGCGATGCAGGCTCGACCGGCGTGTTGGCAGACGTTTATGGCGTATCTGAAAGCGAAACGTCTTCGACAGCCGGTGCGCTTGTTTTTGCAACCCGAACGGGCGCGTCTGAGGCCACCACGGAGCGTATGCGCGTCACTAGTGCAGGTAACGTAGGCATTGCGACGACTTCGCCGGGCGCGTTGTTGGATGTTGCCGGTCTTGCGCGAACAGGCGGTGACGCCACATTCCGTGGCGATGTTGTTATTCGACAGAACACCAATACCGTTAGCGGCAATGGCGGCCTTGAATTAAAGGCGGATGGAAATGCAAGCGGTTACGGGGCGCGAATCCAAAGTATCTTTAATGGAACGAGTGCCTACGATCTTTCGTTTCAACTTCGCAACAACTCTGCGACTTGGACGCAGCGTATGTTGTTGGACTCATCAGGTAACCTATTAGTAAACGCTGGTGGAAAGATTTGTGGTAATGCCACATCCGGTTCAACCTCATCAACGATTGAACTGTATAACGCATCAACTGGTAGCATGAATTTTGTTACCGGCTTTTCAACTGCAAATATAACTTTTACTACCAACGGCAGTGAGCGTCTAAGGCTCGACTCCTCCGGCAACCTCGGTCTGGGGGTGACGCCGAGTGCTTGGAGTAGTTCAATTAGAGCTTTGCAGCTTTATGGAGGAAGGGCTGCGCTTGCTTCCGACGGCACATCTACTTGGCTGTCAAACAACTGGTACAACGATGGCGCTGATAAGTACGTAGCAACCGCTGCGGTAACAGTTTATCGACAGGCTTCCGGCAGTCACCAATGGTTTAACGCCCCCTCCGGCACCGCAGGAAACACCATCAGTTTCACGCAGGCGATGACACTGGATGCGAGTGGGAACTTGGTTGTTGGAGATACTAGTGCGGCTGCAAAACTAGATATTGTTTCAACACAACAAGTCGCTATATTTGGCAGCAAAGTAGCGCAAAATGCTTATACAGCGTGGAGATATAACTCCACAACGCTTGGCTATGTTGGCAACGGTTCCGGTGTAAATGCAGGCAGTGGGGCAACTGATTTCGCAATCGGATCAACTGGTTCTAGGGCGCTTACATTCGGCACCAACGACACCGAACGCGCACGGATTACGTCGGGTGGGGATTTGTTGGTTGGGACGACGAGTGTTTTTGCATCTTCAAAGATAACGGTATCAAGTGCAGATAAAGGTGTTGGCGTTCAAATTACAGGGACTTCAAAGCAATCAATTTTTGGTCTCTACATTGGAAAGCCTGACAACGATACAACCACAAGCCAAAGGTTTATCGGTTTTTCCGTAAACAACGATGTAGCGGGAAGTGGACAGATTAACGCAAACGGTGCCGGTGCTGCTGCGTTTGGCTCTTTCTCTGATGCTCGACTCAAAGAAAACATTGTTGACCTTGAACCGCAGTTGGCTAAGGTGCTTGCTCTGCGCCCAGTAGAGTTTGACTACAAAGATGGATCTGGTCACCAGACTGGTTTTATTGCGCAAGAGATGCAGAGTGTTTACCCCGATGCTGTTGGTGAGCAAGACGGGTTATTGACAATTACAGGTTATGGCAAGACAGAAGCGCGGCTCATCAAGGCCATTCAAGAGCAACAAGCCCTCATCAACGACCTCCGCGTCCGTGTGGCGCAACTTGAAGCCAAGTAAGAAAGGAAACTGAAATGGCTACGACTTACAACTGGGTAATCTCTGCCCTCGATTGCATCCCCAACACCCCTGAAGGTGCTGACTACGTTGTCACGGCTCATTGGACTTGCAACGGAACTGACGGCACCTACAACGGCAGCGTCTATTCGACTTGCGGGTTCTCTGTGGTGCAGGGAGAATCTTTTACGCCCTATGCCGACCTAACACAAGATCAAGTGTTGGGATGGTGTTGGGCCAACGGGGTTGATAAGGATGCGACTGAAGCTGCCGTCGCGCAGCAGATTCAAAACCAAATCAACCCGCCCATCGTAACCCCACCTCTGCCGTGGGTTTCTCAGCCTTAAAAGGAAACGACAATGAACGACAAGACTGAAATCAAGCTGACGCTCGACCTTGTGGATGCCGTGTTGCAATATCTTGGCACCCGTCCTTATCAGGAAGTGTTTAAGCTAGTCGCTGCGCTTCAAAGCCAAGCAGCTCCTCAAGTTCAAGCCCCGGAAGTAACACAGGAAACCACGGTGCAATGATGGAAGAAACCGTTGAAACCAAATTCTTCGTACATGAAGCGGTTTGCGCTCAACGGTACGAAGCCATTGAAAGACGCCTAGAGGACGGCAGCAAGCGCATGACGCGCATAGAGCATCTGCTCTACATCACCATTGCTGCTGTCTTTCTAGGGCCGGGCGTGGCGGCACTGTTCCTGAAGAATCTGCTTGGACTCTGATGGAACCGATAACCGGCATTCTTGCGGCAGTTTCAGCAGCGAATGCCGCCTTCGGAGCAATCAAAAGACTTGTCGCCACGGGCCGCGAGATTCAGGACGTTGCCGGTCAGATCGGCAAGTGGTACGGGGCTTTCGGTGACTTCAACCGCCTAGCCAACGAGAAGGCCAATAAGAAGCCATCGGTCTTCAAACGGCTGCTGCACGACGGCAGTATCGAGCAAGAAGCCTTGCAGATCACGATGCACAAGCAGGCGTTGGTCAAGCAAGAGTACGAACTGAAGTTGTTGATCATCGCTCACTACGGTGAAAACGTCTACAACGAAATGATTATGGAGCGCATCCGGCTCAAGCGGGAGCGCGACAAGAAAGAGCGTGAGCATCGGCTGCGGCAGCAGGACTTCATGCTCAACGTCAAATACGGTGGGGCGATTGCACTTCTCGGAACCGCTGTCTTGGCGGTTCTTTACTATTTGGCAGACAAGGTGAGGCACTAATGCTTTCTCTACTCTCTACCCTTGGCGGCCTGCTGATCAGCGGCTTGCCCAAACTCTTGGACTTCTTCCAAAACAAGGCCGATCAGGCGCACGAACTGCGAATGATGCAGGTGCAGACTGAGCGCGAACTGCAAATGGCAGCGGCAGGGTTTGCGGCGCAGGCGCGGATGGAGGAAATCCGCACAGAACAAGTCATGCTAGAGACAGACGCCCGCATGACCGAGGCGGCGCTGAAGCACGATGAGCAAGTGCTTGAGAAGGCAAGCCGGTGGGTGGCGAACTACGTCGGCACTGTGCGGCCTACGGTGACCTACATCTTCGTGTTTGAGTTGGTCGCCATCAATGCATTCATGGCGTGGTATCTGTGGAACCACCCACAGCTTATTCAGAGCATGGACGACATCATCAAGTATTCCGACCTGATTTTTTCGACCGATGAAATGGCTCTGCTCGGGGGAATTACTGGCTACTGGTTCGGATCGCGTGGGTGGGCTAAGAAGTGAAACTGAGCAAGGCAGGCGAAGACCTCATGCACAAGTATGAGGGATTCCGCAGCAAGCCTTACCTTTGCCCTGCCCAAATTTGGACTGTCGGCTACGGCCACGTTCTCTACCAAGAGCAGATCAGATTGCCGGTAGTCCGAAAAGAAGGCTACTCCGGGATGATTCGCAATGAATACAACATCAAGCCCGAAGACAATCGTGTATGGACAAAGACCGAGATCGATGAGTTATTCCGCGATGATGTCGGGACTTTTGAACGTGGTGTTTTTCGACTTGTTCCCGGCGTGGTTGGCCGTCAAGGCAGCTTTGACGCTCTTGTCAGTTTTGCCTTCAATGCAGGGCTAGGCAACCTTCAGCGCAGTCAAATTCGGATTCGCGCTAACCGAGGCGATTGGGAAGGCGCGGCAGATGCGTTCCGTCAATGGACTCGCGGCGGCGGCAAGGTGCTGCCGGGGCTAGTCAGGCGCAGAGAATCCGAGATAGCCCTTTTCCTGTCTTGAGGATAGACTAGCGCGGTAGTTGCCTCTCTCCTTCCCGAGTTGTTAGGGCATGCTCGGGTTAGCCCCCTTTGCTGGGGGCTTTCTTTTTCCACTCGACCAGAATTGCCTGCTCTAGCTCGGCTCTGGCTCTAGCTCCACGCTTCTCTTCCACACCGAGAAGATATGGTCCACGCTCTGCACGGGGCTTTGAGAGGACGTAGCGGGCTTCACACTCGCGCCGCCACGCCTCCCCGTATGTAGGATTTCTTCTACATTCGGCAGCAAGAAACTCTCTGACGTTGAGAAGATATGCTGGTTCGGACATCGCCTTCTTCGGTAAAAGCGGTCCTCCCGTTTGCGCTTTTCCAGCACCTTGGTCTTTTCGCCGCATACCGGGCAAGCTACTGATTTTCCCTGGCTATTCGATTTCGGATTGAGCACTTCTTTTCCAATTGTTCGATGCGTTCGTAAGCCCTTAGCAGGGACGATTTGAGAAAGCCGCAAATGTAAGCGTTTCGGAACCGTGCGGTTTGATCATCTTGTCCGGCGCCACACACATAAATGGCCTTGTTTTCGATGTAAATCATTTCATTTTCGATGCGTTCTTCTGGTGTCATGGTCTTTTGAGTTTGCTATGTAATAGCCGCGCTCAAGCATGGAGCAAGATCAGCACCAGTGTTATAGGCAGCACAACGTATGCACCGCAGATGATCAATGCAGTGGTCAACGACCTTAAATTGTGCCGTTCTAGCTCGACAATTGGATAGCCTACGGTGAACTCACATTCGGCCATTGTGCGAGGTGTCTTGTAGTGTGATGTTTTCAATTTCTTTATGCCTCAATTTGTGACAAGGTTGACATAGCCAAACAACTTCAAGCGGTTTGTCATAGTCTTCGTGATGACCAACTGACTTTGCTTCTCCACATCGAAGGCAAGGCATTCTTATCATGCTTCCGTTCTTAATTGCGTGTGCAACAGCAGAATGAGCGCGTTGCCTTCTTCGGTCTTCGGCCCTCCACATTTTGGTTATTTCTGTATTCATCTTGATGCGTTTGGCGTTTTTTCCTCTTTCTCTGTCATATGCTCGAATGCGATCAAGATTTTTTTCACGATGTTTATTGACATCGTTCTTTGTGCATGGTTTGCATTTGTTTAGATGTCCATCGGCCATTCGTGAATGTTTGTAGAACTCAGTCAATGGCTTAATGGTTTTGCACTTAAAACACTCTTTTTCAGAACGGGTCATGTCAAGTCCTTGTGCGTTGAACCTGACCATTATAGACCCGTTCTAATTAAAAGGGATATCCATGTCATCGGTTGATTGCTTTTGCGGCTCTTCTTGCCGCGGTCTGCTGCCGACAAAATGCACCTCAAACACGGTGCCTGTCAACTTCACGCCAGTGCCGCCATCGTTCTTTTTGTATGTCTCAACGTGTACATCCTGAACGTCCAAGAAAAGCTCAGTGCCTTTCTTGAGATACGGCGCGACCTTCTCGCCTCGCTCACCAAATAGCGCGATGTCGATCCATTGAGAGGGCTTCCTGCCGTCCTGATCGGGCTTGCCATAGTTCCATGCCACCGACATGTTGACCACTGGCTTGCCTGATCCGGTGTAGCGCAGTTCTGCATCTTTGCCGAGCCTTCCGACTCCGATTAGCTTCATCATTTGATGTTCCTCAATTTCTCAACGATAGCGTCAACTTCTGCCCGGAACGACCGGACCTCTTTTTCCAAGTCTTCGATCAGCTTGGAATCTCTTGGCACCCGCACGATCAGCAACTGGTTCTGCTCGGGGAATCGCGGGTCATAGCTCACAAAATCGCACCATTGCCGACCCGTGCATGCCATCTGCCATTGCATTTGCAGCATGTAGCCGGTGTCTGGTTTGCGCGAGATGAGATTGCGTAGATGCTGTTTAGGCTCCGGGCACTTGATTTCAATCAGCCCATTTTCGCCCACCAGACCATCCGGGCTGGCCGCGGACATCGGAATGCTAGGGTGATCATAGATGCCGACTTCCTGTACAAAGTTGCCGGTGCTGACCTCATAAGCTGCGCGCGCTTCTGGTTCTTTGTCGATGCCCCATTGCATAGCGGCTTTGACAAACCCTTCGGTTCTGCGCTGTGTCAGGATTTCTAGAGCCAACTCCACCGCATAGTTCTCACGCGAAGTTGAGTACCCGCCGCCTTTTGTCTTGGCGCAGATGTCATCCATTCGCGATGCGGTGGCCTTGCCTAATCTGGCGGCGAACCATTCGTCTGTGCGCTGGTCCATCATGCGCCTGCTTTTTCTTCGTCGCCACCGGCAAGATCAAGCTGAAGCTCGCCACCAAAAATCAAAGCAATTTCATCAAACTGCACTTTTGCATTTCGCAGTTCTTCGAGGATTGCATTGCATCTATCAGCCATAGGTTCAATTTGTGCCCACAACTCACGACCACGTTCAATCGTTTCGTTGTATTCCTTTTCCAAGGCTTTTGCTTCTTTGTTTTTCATCACTTGACCCCCATCAAATTCAAAATTGCATCCACGGTTGTCTTGTCGTAAGACCCGTAACACTCCAACTTGGCGACTGGCGTCTTGGATGTGTTCGTGACCTTGACCGTGATCAAATACTTGTCGTTTTTGTTCTTAGTCGGATCAGTAATGTCCATCCTTATTGCTTTGGGCTTGTTCATTTCAATGTTTCCTCCGTTGCATTTAGTTTTTCAACAATTCTTTCAATCGCACCACCCGGCGTCATGCTCAACGCCTTCATGATCAAAGACAGCGACTGATCAATGATTTCATCGTAGGTGCCGGGGTCTGCTTCCTTGATTGATAGGTAGTTTTCCCGCGACGCTCCGTAGCCGGTCTTTGTCTTTGCCATCACATCGGCAATGCGCGATGCGGTGGCCTTGCCTAGTCTGGCGGCGAACCATTCGTCTGTGCGCTGGTCCATCACTTCACCTTCGCGGCTGCGCTCTTCAATGCATCACTGTGCTCCTGCCAAAACCTTTCCTTCATCTCGCCAGCGGGAATGGTCACAAAGTACGCATTGAGTGCTTTGAGTCCATTCATTGCTGCCCCTCGGCAAGCATCTAAATGAGCTTCTTCAAATTCGGCGTATCCATCATTTTTTACAACTTCAGGCGAATGTGCATCGCTATCGTTGTCGCCTTCAGTTGGGATAGCGAATGCCTGGATTGCCGCATATTTGTATGCCGCTGACATGGCCTTGTTTGTGGCCTTGTCACCAGAGTCCATCGCTTCGCCAAATGTCTTAATGGTGTGCTTTGACCCGTCTTCAGAGCAGACCAGATCAAACTCCATTTCAACAACCACATAGAACAGCGTGCCGCCTTTGCTTGTTTGATGCTGTACAGACTGGCGGTTCAGCACCCTGGGCAAGATGCACAAATTGTGATGCGCCAGCAACGGTGACAGCGCATTAAACACATCATCAATGCTGCGGAACTTGTAGTTCTGCTGTGTGTTTGTGCGGCCTTTTGTGATGCCGGTTTGCGCCAGCTTTGCCTGCACAGCGTTGATCGCTTGATATACCTTCACTTGTCTTGTCCTTTCAGTAGTCTAGTAATCCATTCCACGGCTTTGCCGTTCTTCACCTGATCACCAGTCACCCTGATGATCTTCCAGCCCATCGTACACGCTTCATTGTACTTCTCGCAATCTGCGGTAAACCCTAACCCTCGCGTGTGCCGGCCATTGGTCCATGTGCCGCCTTCGATCTCCAGCGCCACCATCCGGTCGGGCCATGCGAAGTCAAACTTCCAGCGTCGCTTGGCATGGAATCGGTACTCACGCACCGCAACAGGCAACCGCAGGCCGCGAATGTGCCACTCAAACATTGCTTCTAATTCGCTCATGGTAGGGGTTCGTCGTCAGGCCAAAGTTCACACAGCTTGAGCAGTCGCGCCGTCCTGCGGTGCGCCTCTTCCCACATCTCCAGCTTGGCTGCGCGGCTCATCCTGCCCTGGTCAACTTGCGCGTGGCAGGAATGACAGAGCGCGGCCACATAGATGTCGGATGCCTTGATGCCGCGGCCTTTGCCATGCCTAGACTGGTTCGAGTGCGCGGCCACCACGGTCCCATCGTCGACACCGCAGTACTGGCAGGAAAACTCCCTGCACGCTTCTAGGATGGCGCGGTTGCGAACGTAGATACGTTTACTGTACAAACTGCACCCCCAGTTCTGTGGCCGCATGCGCCTCGACGTTCTGCATGTACTCGGTGAACGTGCCCACGCTCATCTCGGTAGTAGACATGCGGCGCGTGATCACTTCGCCACCGGGCAGCTTCATATCCTCGCACACACCGTAGCGGCGTGCAAAGTATTCATGCCACACATCAGGCGCAAACTTCTGCCCGTCTACCCATGCTTGGTCCGCAATGGACTTCAGCACATAGCCCCAGTACCGGCGGTTCTGCTCAGTGTTTCGCTTTGCTTCCGAACTGGTAACGATCAAGCGTAACGGTGTGCCCTTGTCGATCATGTTCTGAGCATGTTCCTTGATGAAGCTCAGGAACGGTTCCCACGCCTGTCGCGTTTTGAGATGGAACTCTTTGTAGATAGCACTCATGTTGTTTAGCCTCGCATAAACGCTCGACGATAATTTTTGCTTCGCTTGTGTAGTGCTGACATTTGTCTCTGCGGTCGCACCAGCCGCCCATGCACGCGATCATGTGAGGATGTTGTCCCATGCATCTACCTCTGGCGCGAGGTGCTGCGTGCCTCTTGCGTTGCGAAGTCGGAAGCTAAAGAAGTCGCGTAGAGCAGGCTCATTTTTCGCCAACATCCTGGCATACAGCGCGCTGTAGTTGTTGTTGAGCTTGAACCCTTCTGCATCTTTTGATTGAAGCAACGCTTCGTATCGCAAGATTTCGTACAGGCCGCTGATGCCGTAATGCTGCACGCCTGCTAGCTTGAGTTGAAATGCCATCAGCTTCAGCTTCTCATACACCCAGGGGTGTTCCTTGTGAAATTCCTCAAACTTAATTGCTATCTGATCTGTCATGTCTTGTTTCCAGTCTTTTATATAGCGCAAGAATTGCTTTTTTGCCTTTGATTTGATTTTTTCTAAGCTGTATGCTTGAAGCGTATCCTTGTAGCGCAGCCAACGCTTGTCGCATCAATGCGGTGTCTCGCTCAACCACTTTTGCACACGCCTCACGCTCGGCGGCGGCAACAAGAGCGGCAAAACGTGGTGCTGAATCAAGCTGTCCACCAGCAATATTGCCTTCAGAGTCCAACCACAATCCCGCTTCATTTGCCAGCCGTATGATGTGGTCAAGATTCATATAGAAAACGGGCAGTAGCTGGTAAAGATGCGCGTGGTGGTGTACTTGCACTGATAGTCCACGCAGTACGTTCCGATGTACCTATACCCCTGCGGGGTGCTAACACCGTCGCAAGAGATCAGCGTACCGGCGCGAGCAAACGCGACCACGGGTGAGAGGTTGGCCGCGATGACCAGGGTGACAAACAGCTTACGCATTTCAGTTCTCCTTAACAAAAACACCAGATGGCAAAAGCGTGCCCTTACGGTCCTTGATCTGGTTCCAAGAACCTTCCAGACAATCAACCATGTCGATGTCCAGTAGGGCGCACATGTTGATCAGGCACACCAGCGTGTCGCCCACCGCATCCTTTACGGCAGGCATGTCCTTCTTTTGCAGTGCGTCTGACAGTTCTCCCATCTCAGACACTGCCTTCATAAACTGCGATGCAGGCGTGCTGTTGGG